AGGAAGCCGACGAGAAGATCCCGATTTTCCTCCAGGTGCCGGGTCGGAAGTTTTTTAGCATTGAGCCGATGTTGGGGGAGATCGATCTTCTCTACCCTGCTTTTGATGGTTCGGAAAGTTTTTCGGCAATGGGTCGTATAGACGCCGTGATCCTCGGCGGCGNNNGGGTGCCGTTCTTCTTCAAGCAGTGGGGGGAGTGGGCGCCATCACCTGATGGAGGTCTTCCTGACCATCTACCATCGTCAGCCGGTTATTATTTTGCGGCTCCTGATCCTCCGGGAAAGGTTTGGAGATTTGGTCGCAAGACTGCCGGTCGCCTCCTCGATGGCCGGACCCATGATGATCTGCCGTGGGTGAAGGTATGAGATCCAGCGTTGAACAGGAATGTTTCAGGCTGATCCAGCAGATAGCGGTCACGCAACACCCTTTTTGTGTGCGCTGCGACCAGCCGGCGACCTGTGGCCATCACATCTATACCAGGTCCAGGCCGGCCACTGCCTTCCTGCCCGACGCTGTTCTCGGAGTGTGCGCTGAGTGTCATGAATGGATCGAGAGGAATCCGGAGGAGGCGATCGCCCTGGCCATATCGATCATTGGCCGGAAGCGGTATGAAATGCTTGAGTGGTTAAGCTATACCGTGTGTAGGTTTCGTAAGCAAGATTATAGGGATATCAGACAAGAGTTAAGGATAAGGTTGAGGGAGGGGGACCAGGCGGATAGGGTAGCACCCGAAAGGCTGCTTTCCGGGCAGCTTTCCGCCTCCTAATAACCGGACAAAACTACGGAGGTTTTGAAAATGGAAAAGAAATCCTATTTAGAAAAGCTGAAAGATCCTCGTTGGCAGAAGAAGCGGTTGGAGATTTTTGAGAGAGATGGCTGGAAGTGCCGATGGTGTAAAAGCGAGGACAAAACGCTCACTGTTCATCACCTTAAATACAAACAGGGTGCGGATCCATGGGACTACGATAACAAAGACCTTTTGACGTTGTGTGAACCGTGTCATGGCGAAGAATATGAATGGCGAGCGAGAGCGGAGCAAGATTTGCTCGACAACTTACGATTGCCCGGCGTCTTTGCTGTGGAGATGCAGGCATTGGCCCTCTCTATAGATTTGTCGCTGAGACTGGTGCCCGGAAAGCCATGTGATGATCTAATAGGTGCTCTGATAGATGCCGTTTATGATTATTTTGGAGTAAGAAATGAATAAACCTCCGGCCGCTCAATTCTACTGGAATGAATATCTTCGAGATACCCGCATTCTGACACCAGCCAGCCGGGGTTTATGGGCCGATATGCTTGGCTTTATGTGGTACTCAAAGCCCCGCGGCATCCTCATGGGAACCTATGATCAATTTGCCCGGATGCTGTCATGCACAACTCCAGAAGCGCAATCAGCGATTCAAGAGTTAAACGTTACAAAAGTGGCAGACGTAACGCTCGGTAACGGTGACGGTAACGGACTTGTAACGGTCCTTAATCGGCGGATGTATAGAGAGGATAAAGCAAGAGAATCAACAAGAAAGCGTGTCTCTCGTTTTCGTAACGCTGTTATTAAACCAGAAAGTAACGCCGAGAGTAACGATAATGTTACGGGCCTTTCTTCTTCTTCATCTTCTAAAGAAAAGAAAAAAGAAAAGAAAATCCTCTCTGATGATGAATGGCTCAAGACCCTTGAAGACAACCCGATCTATGAAGGAATCGAAGTAAGGGTCATATACGGCAAAATGCTTGTTTGGTGTGAAAACAACGGGAAGAAGCCAACACGTAGAAGGTTTGTGAACTGGCTGAACCGGGAAGAGAAACCATTAAAAGGCGGAAACGGGAAGAATAGGTCGCAAAAACAGAAGTCACCATATGAATCCTGTAAACGATGTGGATCTGAATACCTCAGAACCGAAACCATCGAGATCAAGGGGATAGTTTATTGCCCGAAATGTCCAGAGGCGAGAACGGAGATCGATCGAGCGGCAGCCGAGGGGATGCAGAGAGTGGGCGATATTCTGTCACGGGTAGGAGCCTCACCATAAAAAAGTTGTGGACAACGTTTCAGACTGCGAGAAAATAAAGTTAACTTAATTCAAAAGAGGCACTGATCATGCCCTGGACAGCTGAAAGTTTTAAGAAAAAGCACAATAAAAGCCTCACCGATAAGCAGGCAGCAAAGGCGGCCAAGATCGCCAATGACGTGCTCGAAAAGACCGGGGATGAAGCCAAGGCGGTTAAAGCGGCAAACACCAGGATGAAAATGATGAGGGATGAGCGTGGCTGATCCAATCCAAATCATCGGGCAGTTCATAGCAGCCCGAACAATGTCGACGGGAGGTATTCGCGTCTCTATCGACATCCCCGAGAAACAAGTAAAAGACTGCGCCATAGCGGCAACGCTTGCCCTGCAAAGGCAATGGGCAAAGATCACAGTGGAAGATTATGAGCAAAAAGAAAACCATGAAAGCAAAAAAAGAAAGCCCGGAGCGCCCATTAACTGACCGTGAAGAGTCTTTTTGTCGAAACACAGTCAATGGGCAGACCAAGATAGGCGCTTATGTAAGTGCTGGATATAAAAACAATAATCGCAAGACGGCTTACCAGAGCGCTTGTCGGCTATACAAAAAAGCGAAGATTCAGGAGCGTTTGGAGGTTTTACGGAGTGAAATAGCGGAAAAATATAACCTCACGGAGTCAAATATCTACAAACAGTGTGCATCAATCCTTAATGCTGATGCTCGTAACTATACAAAGTGGGGTCCTAACGGTGTGACTTTAATAGATTCTGATAGTCTTACGGAAGCACAAGCTCTTGCTGTTGAGGAGGTATCAGAAAGCATAACCAAAGAAGGCGGAACGGTAAAATTCAAACTCCATAGCAAGGTGAGGGCGCTTGAGTTGGGCGCAAAGATCCTCAAAATGGTGAGCGATAAGGCGGAACCGCCCGGAGATATCACATTCCATGTAGTTTTCGACAAAGTGCCGGTAAATAAAAATGCCGATTGAAACAATACATCTACCAGAACCACACGCAAAACAGGCAGAGTTCATTGACTCTCCCGCGAAGCGTAAGGTTGTCCGCGCCGGCCGCCGTGGTGGGAAAACAGTGGGGGTAGGTATTTATGGCGTTAAAAAGTTTTGCCTTGGTCACCGGGTCTTATACGCAGCCCCTACCAGTGAGCAGATATCGCGATTTTGGGCGACGGTAACGAGAGCGTTGGCCCCTGCTATCGACAAGCGGGTTTTGTATAAAAACGAGACCGAGCACATCATTGAGGTTAAAGGCAAAGAGCAGAGAATTAGGGCAAAGACGGCCTGGAATGCCGATTCATTACGCGGGGATTATGCCGACGAACTGATCCTCGATGAGTGGCAGCTCATGAATGAAGATGCCTGGGGCCTGGTCGGAGCCCCAATGCTTCTCGATAACAACGGCAATGCCACTTTCATTTACACCCCGCCATCACTCCATTCCCGGTCAGTATCAAAAGCGAACGACCCTCAGCATGCCTCAAAGCTGTTCAAAAAAGCGCGTGAACTGGCAAAAACCCAGCCGGAGAGATGGGCGACATTCCATTTTACATCGATGGACAATCCGCATATCAGCCGAGCGGCCCTGGACGAGATCACCGGCGACATGACGGCGCTGGCCTACCGGATGGAGATCCTGGCGGAAGACATAGACGAGGCACCCGGCGCCCTCTGGACCCGGAAGACCCTGGAAGATAACCGCGTCCTATTTGCCCCTGAGCTGGTCAAGATCGTAGTGGCGATAGATCCATCCATTTCAACGTCTGGAGATGCGGCAGGCATCATTGTGGCCGGGAAAACAGGGGATCATGGATATGTTCTGGAGGACAGCACCGTTCAAGGATCGCCGTTGACCTGGGCGAAGGCTGCCGTTGACGCTTACAAACGTCATAAGGCCAACCTGATCGTGGCAGAGAAGAACCAGGGCGGCGAAATGGTGGAGCTGACAATTAAGCAGGCCGACAAGGATGTACCTGTCAAATTGGTCCATGCCTCCCGCGGCAAGATCGTCCGGGCCGAACCGGTGGCCGCAAAATACGAAAAGGGCTTTGTCCATCACGTCGGCTCATTTCCGGCACTGGAAGACGAACTTTGCCTGTATCTCCCTGGTGACCAATCACCGAACCGTCTGGACGCGCTCGTTTGGGCCATGACTGATCTGATGGGCGAGGGCTTCTTCTCCGATTGTGTAATGGCGGACTTTCCTCATGAATAAAATTCTTCTCATAACCTATCCATACCCCGTCGCGCTTCTTCAGGCCCGGCAAGACGAGGCCATTGTCACCGGCCGGCCACTGGTAGAGCGTCCGTTCTATTTCAAGAACACCGAAACAGATCAGGACTATTACGATCTGTGCGGCTGTATCGGCTGGCCATCAGAGATAAGCGAACAGGACCAAGAGGGCTTGCCTGGCTATCTTGCAATTATCGGTATTGTGAAATCAAAAAAAGAAGAAATCAAGCCGCAAGATGCCGTATTTCAACTGCTCGCCGAGTACGAACACAGAGACGTTCCAACCTTAATCGAAAAATGGCTTGTAATGCGGGCAGAGTATGGCTTTGACGTCCATCCAGACTTACTGCAAACACTGTTCGGAGATCCGGAGCGGTTTCTCACCACTATGGCGTTGAAAAACGAGATTCTGATTGAGGCAGGAGGCGAAAAAGCAGCCATACTTGTGGCACCGCCCGATGATTTCTATGACACGATGGTCTTCGACAATTATCTTCGGGCGTTGCGGTCCGTGTTTGTCCCCCAAGAGAAATACAAATGCCTGTCGGAAAACGGTAAAGACCCACTGCCACGGTTCTTTCATGGCAACAACAAGTTCCTAAAGAACAGGCTCAAAGAATTTAAGGAAGATGATCCGGCAGTCATGGCCGTTGGAGGCCTGGTTCATTCCCTGATGTCAAGATGCCTCTGGATGGACCAGACGAGAGAGAACGCTTTCACTGTGGAGGAGGTGATATGATGGCAAATCTATCACCATGGTGGGGGGTTGTTTTTTTGGTTGTGGTGGTATTGATACTCGCATTTATGGACAAACTTGAGTGAACATAGTGGAGGATGCAGCATAATGGGCGAAGCGAGACGGAGGAGGGATATGGGAATGGGACCGAAGAAAATAAACGTTGATGCGGAGAGCCTGCAGGACCGCGTTTGTGAGTGCGGCGGGAAGTACTTTACCGATGCGATGAGATTAAAAGAGATTCCCATGGTGATCACAGGAGGACGCCCCGAAACAATGATGATTAAGCTCGGGTTTATCTGCGTCAAATGCGGCAAGCTCATGTCGCTCAGGCCGGAAACACAACAGCAGGAGGGAAGCAAGATCCTTCTGACGGATGGAGATCGCCCATGATCACATTCACGCAATCTCTCATACTCATGGGTGTGTCGGTCCTGCTCGCCATGGCCTGCGTCCTGGTCGGGGCTTTTGTGATGTTCCGGGGTCGCCGGATGCCGGGGGAAGGATTCTTCAAGGAGCCCAAAGGCATGGTCTTCACAATCCCCGAAGGAGAAGAGGCGAGAGCGTTTCCCAGCGAGCCGGGAGATGAAGAAAAGACCATTTTGAAGAATACGGAGAGATTTTTGGAGAAACTTGGAGGAGGGGATGAGAAATGAAAGGCCTTAAAGTCCAATGTCCAGGCTGCAAGCGGGTCTGTTTTGAGACGACCGATAGGTTCGATCCTGATGAAACGCCAAACGGCGCCATGGTCAAGTCTCTGATGCTCTATCAGATCGACTGGCTGACATCCTCAACGACGCTCGCATCTGAGATGACCTGTCCTGAGTGCATGGCTCCGCTCGTGCAGAAGGGAAGGCTGACAATATTACCAGCCGCAAAGCCTGACGCGACAAGGCTCTCGGGCGATTCCATGAAAGTGGCCGCGAATGATCTTGAGATACCAATCCGGGATGGGTCGCCTCAGATGGTTGTCGAGGGCAATACAGTGACGGTCGTAGATCCTGCAAATTTCATCTGCCCCGAGTGCAAACGGGAATTCAAGAGCGGGTTGGCCTTACGAGGCCATAAGAAGGCACACAAAAAATGACCGAAATCCGTTGCAAGAAATGTAACCGGCTGCTGATGAAGGGCTTAGGGCCAATGGATGTTGAGGTAAAATGCTCAAAATGCGGTTACATAAATCACATCACCGTTTCATTTATCACAGCAGTGGGTAAATGGAGTAATGGGATGCCTGAAAAGTATGCAACAGGAGAAAAAGTAGTAGAAGTAGCATAACTTAGAGCGGTTCGACCGCCAATAGAGTTTAAGAGTCCTACGAGGGCCAGGTGTTCCGGAGAAATCCGGACCCTGGCCTTTTTTATTACATGTCAAGGGAGGTCACAAAATGACCGAAGCGACTGAAAAGATAAACACAGAATGGGATCTCGCCAATATCCCGCCCAAAGGCCATGCAGAAGTGGCCGACTTCGCTTTCAGACTGTTCGATATCGCCCGAGCTGAGAAGGAGCGCCTCGGAAAGCCAAACGATTTCCTTTCAAACTATGCCCTCTACCGCGGCAACCAAAGCCAGCAGATGAGCGCAAAGAAGGGCTATGCCGGCAAGCAAAGGGCCATGATGCCGATCAACCTCTATTTCGCCAACGTTGAGCGTACGGTATCAAGCATTACGGCCCGGAATCCGACCGGCGAAGTGGTCGACATCGACGGGGTGAATGACGGCGCCGAGAATGTCCTGAGCCAAAGGCTCGGAAAGTGGTGGCAGGACACCGACCAGCAGCAGAAAACCCGCCAGACCGCCCGGATGATGGAGATATACGGCATAACCAGCGAGAAGCCGTACTGGGACAAGACGAACGATCAGCCCGACATGATGGCCACGGACCCTTTTGCTTTTTTCCCGGCGCCCGGGAATTGGGACAACATAGCCGAAGAGGCCCCTTACATCTGTTATGCCTACCTGGATTACGTCTCCAAGATGGAATCTCTATTCGGTGTGAAGGGGATAGCCAAAGAAGATGCTTATGATCTTCTTGGAACCGCCAGAGAGGATTTCAAACCACAGACCTACGGCGGGCTAAATCGGACGATAGGCAATTATGCCGATGCCGTCACGATGACTCGCCAGGGAAGGGGATATGAGGAAAAAGCGGTCGAGCGGTGCCTGATCATCGAGGTTTGGGTACGAGATAACCGGGAAGTGGAAAAAGCCATAAAGGTTCCGATGATTGATCAGGAGACAGGCGCTATGGTTCTCGGGGATGACAAGCAACCTGTCATGATAGAAGGATCGATCACCAGCAAGGCATGTCCCGATGGTATCCGCAAGATCACAATCACCAAGTCCAAAGATCCCGTCAATGGGTCCAAGGGCTACATGGTGCTCTCCGATTGCCCGAATCCGAACATCAACGATGCCCTCCCCATCGAAGTGGCTGAAAATACCTATCCGTGGGGCAGATTGCCGGTCTATCACGTCAATTCCTACCGGGATGAGATATCGATATGGGGCTTCTCCGCTGCTGAGCAGGTGGGAGACCTGATCGTAAAGATTAATCTGATCATGAACAAGCTGATCGCCTACGTGATTAACATCATGGCGCCGCCTTTGATCGTGCAGAAAAATTGCGGAATCACCCGCGAGATGATCGAAAGCACCATCCAGAAGTCGGGTCGAATGATTCTCATGCCGACCACGCCGAACGCAAAGATCGAATTCATGAGGATCCCGGACCTTCCGGCCACTTTCTTTCAGGTTCTTGACCTGATCGTCAAGTTTTTCGATCGGATCTATCAGATAGAGGACGCGGACCGGGGCGTTGGACCTAAAGGCGTTGTCGCCGCCTCTGCGATCGTAGCCCTCCAGGAGCGTAACCAGATCGTCATGCAGACCAAAACCACGGCGATCGACAACATTGTCGAGCAAAGAAGCAGGTGGGCAATAGGGCTGTGGCAGAATTTCGGAATAAAATCCGAATCCGTGAACGTCGCCGGCGAGCCAGTGACATTTGCCGGGTCAGAATACGCAAATCGTAAATTCTCGTATGTCATTGAGTCCGGTTCAACGACACCAAAGACCAGCCTGCAGCTCCAAGAGACAGCCGTAAAACTCTACCAGCTCAAAGCAATCGGCCAGCAGGGGCTTCTCGAAGCCATGAATTGGCCGAACTGGAAAGAGGAAATCGAGCGAACAGCCGAAAGCCAGCTCGACCAGGCTCTTCAGATCCTCATTCAAGCAGGTTTGCCAAAAGACACGGCAATGGTGCTCCGGAATGCCCTTATGTTACCCCAGGGAGGTCCGGGCGACACAGTGCAGGGTGGAGAGGGTAAGCCGAAGCCGGGTGTACCGGCAGCGCAACAGGAGGAAACGCCGCCGCAAGCCCAATAGGAGAGATACGGAAATGGAAAAAGAAGACGAGGAAATGAGCTACATCCAGGGGAAAGGGTATGTAGGCCGTAAAAAGAAGCTGAAACCGGCCGCACCAGCGCCAGACCCGTACCAGGGAACAGCTCCCGCGGGCATGGATACGACAGCAAGCCCATTACAATCCGTACTGACAAAGGTTTTTGGAACAGTGCCGAGAAACAAGCTCAAAGAAGCAGGTCTTGAATAGGAGGAGGGGCAATATGATGAAGAAAATTGAAGCCACACCAAACAGAGGGTTTTTGAGGCTACCGCACATCATTGGTAACGCTAAAGCAGATCCGCCGATACCGGCTATAATTCCCGTCAGCCGTTCAACATGGTTGGCGGGAGTCAAGGAAGGAAGATTTCCGAAGCCGGTTAAGTTGGGAAAACGGGCTTTAGCATGGCGGATGGCGGATATTAATGACCTATGCGTTCGACTATCCTCTCAATAGCGGGCAAGAATAGCTTTAATAATCATATGTAAGAGGGAGATGTAATCATGCCGATTTATGAATATGAGTGCCGTTGTGGAGAGAAAATCGAGGTCTTTCACAAACCGAACCGGATCCCGAAGAGGCAGCGCTGTAAATGCGGGATGATGGCCAAGCGGATATTGAGCGGCCATGGCGCCGTTCATACCGATGGTGATGTCAAATGGCTGGACTCTGCCAAGCAGAACCTTCCGAACGACGCGAAGCACATCGAAACCCGCGGGGAGTGGAAACGATATTTGAAACAGAACCAGCTGGCCTGTGTGGGGTGATCATGGAAGACGTCGACGACAAAATAGCCTTGATCTTGGCCAAGGTGAAAGAAAGTTTAAAACAGTTGTTGACAACACGGAAAATCGTGGGAAAATATGCCATAACGGTTGAGGTAAATATGAGCCAAGGAACACCGGGTGACATTTACATACTAAAGAATTCAAGGGAAAGGTTATGATGGAAGCATCGGAAAGTAATGTGAATTCAACCTCGGAAGAAAAAAGGAGCGCGCGGGTAAAGAAATGGGCTCTTGCGCATAAAGAGAGTAGGAAATTATACAGGCAAGAATGGTACACAAAAAATAAAAACAAAGTGACAGCTGCCCATGAAGCTTGGAGAAAAGAAAACATGGGAAGGCACAATCAGACAAACAAGAAATGGGTTGAAGAAAACCCCGGCAAAACAGCAGACGCAGTGCGGACATGTAGAGCCAGGAAGTACGGAGTAACAATCGAACCCTTTTCTGCCTTGGAAATTTATGAGCGTGATAACTGGGAATGCCAAATCTGTCATAAGAAAGTGAATCGTAAACTAAAATGGCCCCACCCCTTGAGTGCGACACTGGACCATATTATTGCCCTTAAAAACGGTGGAGCTCATTCACGACAAAATACCCAGTTGGCGCATTTGGTTTGTAATATGAAGGCATTTACGGGAGGAGTAAAACAGACCAGGCTGATGTAAGTATTTAACATAACGAGGTACTTTTAGACCTCATAAAGAGGGATCTGAAAGCCCGGATCTGCGGAGAACGCATTTACCAAATGCGCCGTGGGTCCGGGCTTTTTTATTTGCCCAAAACGAATCGGACACCCAGGCGCACCGGCCCGAAAGGGACAACCGGAATCTTACCTGGCCGAGAAGGAGAATGGGAAATGGAAAATAAAGAAAATCAGAACGTGGTGGTGCTTGACGAGAACGGGTTCATTCCAGGCACAAATTACAAGTCCGTTGACGAGCTGGTCAAGGGTCATTCCAATCTCAAAGACTTGGCAGACCGGCAGGGAAACGAACTTGGAACCTGGAAGAAACAGGCTGAAACACTGGCCGACACCCTGAAGTCGAGCGGAGGAAACTCCAAGAAGGAGACCGAGAAGCCCGCGGAGCAGACGCGCGATTTCGATGCCGAAGAAGCAGCCGTTGATGATCAGATTGCGAAACTTGATCCGGCTGACGACGCTTATCAGTCGAAACTATCGCAACTGGTGAAAAAAGGCAGACAGATCACGGCGGCTCGACAGCATGAGCAAACCCTCGGCGCGGCTGGTCAAATCTTCAAGCAGGAGCTTGACGAGAGAGACATCAAAGCCACGCACAAGGCCTTTCTCGATGCCAATCCCACGTTCAACACCCCGGAGATGCAGACGCGAATCAACGACGCCATGAAAAAGGACACGACCGGGATGCTCGATCCGATGGCAGCGTTCTACCAGATCCAGCGAGACGACGCACTGGCAGTCGTTAGGGCAGCCGACGAAGAGAAAACCGAACTGCAAAAGAAACTGGAACTGGCCGAAGGCAAGAAGAGAACGGGAACGGTGATCACCAAGGGCCAGCCCCCTGGCGCGCCGACAAATACACAGACACGACTTTCAGGCAAGGAAGCGGATGAAGGAGCCCTTGCCGCCTTACGAACAGCGCGAGGCGAAACATAAGCTCCTTGCCTTCTATATGAGAAGGGAGACGAACCATGTCTTTGATCAATCAGCTCAACGCAACTACGGAGTATTACTGGCTCAAAACCAAAATGGGGGATCCGGTCGATATCGTCAATAAGGCGTCGGCTCTCCTGTGGAAACTCATGGGCAATGCCCTTGCCCTCGACAACTGGGCCGTGAAACCCCACGAGGTCGTTGACGGCGGTCTTATGGTCAAAGTTCCGCTGGAATATGCAACCTCCAACCGGGGCGGATACGGCGCGACGACCGTCATCAACCAGTCCAAGAAGGACATCATCGACGCGGCAAGGTTCAGATGGGCCGGCGTTTACGGGTCCAACACCCTGAACCTGGACGATCTTACCCAAAACACCGGGGAAGAGGCGGTCCTCGATCTGTCCAAGAAGTACATTCAGAGCATCATCAAGGCGGCACGGATCCAGATGGCAGAGGATATCATCACGACCGCTGCCGATTCCACCCGGATCAACGGCCTGGGTGACCTATTCTGCGCCACGACCTCCACCGAGTACGGCTCCATCGACGAGGACGAAATGTCCGACTGGAAAGCCAATGTCATCACCACGGCAGAGGCTATTTCCTTCGAGGTTATGCAGAAAATATGGCGGCAGCCGAACATGGGCGAGCTCAAAGAGCTTCTCCCAAACTTCTGTGTAACCACGGCGACGCTCCGCGACGGCTACGAGCGTTCCCTCCATCCTCAGCAGAGATACGCCAATACGGCAATGGTCGAAGCTGGATGGGACAACATCACGCACAAAGGTGCGCCGATCGTTGGCGATCCCTATGTGACGGCCGGTTATCTGGAAGCCCTCAACCTCAATTTCCTGCACCTGCGGAGCCACAAGGATTTCAACTTCACCACGCCGGTGTGGGTGAACAAAGAGGTCCTCGGGCAGCCCGATACGATTACGGCCAACACCCGCTGGAGAGGAAATCTGTATTGCTCCAGCCGGAAGATGCACATACGCCATACGAATTTAACTGAACCGGTTTAGGCACTTAGCCATCCTTGGGGATAGGGTGCGCACCTGAAAAGCCGAAAACCCTACGGCTTCCCCAAGGCAACAATAGGGATATCGAAAGGGACGATATGAAAGAGATTCAGCTTACAAACGGCGGGACGGCAAAGGTTGACGATGAAGACTTTGATGAACTTAACCAATACCGATGGTTCTCTCACAAAGACAAAGAGAGAGGAACCGCTTACGCATGGCGACACCAGTATCTTGGAGTCCGCAAATACGGGATGGTCAAAATGCACCAGCAAATACTCGGCATAAAGGGAATCGACCACAAAGACAGGGATGGCCTGAATAACCAAAGGTTTAACATCAGGCCGTGTACAAACGGGCAAAATCAGATGAATGCCCGCCCTCGTCATGGTTGTTCCTCAAGGTTCAAAGGAGTCTCTTATCACAACCAGAATGACCGGTGGAGAGCGACGATAGTTTTGAACGGTAAGCAACATTCCCTTGGTTGCTACTCCACTCAAGAAGCCGCCGCCCTCGCTTACAACAAAAAAGCGGTAGAGTTGTTTGGATCATTCGCAAGACCAAACGTAATTTAACTGGGCTGGCGCAACGTCACGCTGCCCACAGAAAGGAGAAACATCATGAGTGAGAAAGTTTTGGTACTCGGTGGAAACCGGGCAACGAGGCCCTTATCCGATTTCCTGACGACCAACGAGTATTTCGGTCCGAAGGGTGGCGTGTATTACGTCGATGGCAATGTCGCGGCCACCGGCGGCGGGTCTCCGGATCATCCTTATGCGACACTGGCTGAGGCAATTGCAGCGTCCGATATCGCGATCGCTCTCTCGGCAAACCGCTGGTGGGCCAGGCGGAACCGGATTTACGCGTGTGGGGACACTCTCACGGAAGATCTCGTGAAGTTCCCGACGAAGTGCGATGTCATCGGGTGCGGTTCATACGATGCAAATACCAAACTGGGGCTTTACGGCCACCATGTCCCCATTGGAGAAGCCTACGGAACGCGGTTTTACAATGTTCATCTAAAGGCGAAGGCTGCGGCAGGACCGGTAATCACACTGGCGAGTACCACCTCCGGGCTTCAGCTCCACGGCTGCACCTTCGATGGCACTCTCGGCACTATGACCAGCGGTATTCTTGCCACTGCTCATCCGTTCCTTGTGGTGAACGATTGTGATTTCATTGGAACCTTCGTCACCTCCTATATCACCTTCGGTGCGGGCGAAGCGGGTTGGGCACGCATCATCGGGAACCGGATGCTCGGAACCGCGGCAAAGGGGATCGTTGTCCCGGGGACCACTACGGCTTCCTGGATGCCTCTGATCCAGGACAACACCATCATGGCAACCGGCAAACCGATCGACGATGCAGCCTCGATCTTCTTTGTCGTCAATAACCGGCTGATGACGGACATCGACATTGGCACGACCACTGCCGGCTATACGTTTGACCTGTCCAAGGCGTGCGGAAACATCCTGACAGGCGACAGCGGCGTTGCGGCAACGGTGCCGTTTGCGGTGATCGCGGAATAACCCCTTACCAGGCGGAGCGGGTCCCCACGACCGCCCGCCCTTAACAAAAGGAGAAACAGCATGAAAGAACTTCTTGTAGTACGAGAACTTGGAGGCGGTGGAAGTGAAGTTACCTATGTTCCTGTGCCGTGCAGATGTACACTCAAATCGGTCCGGGTTGTATCTGATCTTCAGATGGATGCAACCGGTACTTTGACGTTTGCTGGTGGTGGACACACCATCAATCTGGTGACAGTCCCGACCGGGGACATTGCTGCGGGAGCGATCCTCGATGGTGTCCCTGATGCCACATATAAGGACACCATTCTTGATCCGGCTCATGCCACAGCCACATATCGAGTGATCGCGATCACCGATGATGCGACCTTCTTGGGTGGAGCCGGAACGGTAACGATCTTGCTGACCCTGGACGATAGCGCGTACGTCGCGCAGCCGGCGAGCGAAGCGTAAACCCATTTTCGGATTGATTTTGCCCCCTCCCTGCTTGTGAGGGCGGGGAGGGGCCTATCTAAAGGAGTCCGGAAATGGAATTATCAGCCCTCGTTTCAGCGATCGACTTTGTTCTGCAGGACGATGCCTATGGCGAAACGGTCCTGGTCGGCAAGATCAATAGCATTGTGACCGGGATCGCCGCGGGGATCCGGATGCCTGATGGTCAGATTTCACCCCCGCTGCCCGATTTACTGGATTACGACACGGTTACGACCACGGCGGCGGCCTATGCCTCTCTTCCAGCCGATTACCAGCGCAAGGTCTTTATGATCCTGGACAGCTCCGGGAACAAAATCGAACCGCCTCCGGGTGGCGATTACTACGCTTTTGCGCTCTTCCTGAAGCGAATCACGGACAAAAGACTGACGGAATCCGGCTCAGTTTATCGGGTCTGCGTCAAGGGGAACAAGCTTTATTACCAGGGCATTCCCACGGCAGCCGAAACGCTTGGACTGCATTTCTATCGAAAGCCAGTCGATATGGCGCTCGATGGAGACACCCCGGACGGTATCCCGGAGCACTTGCAGGAACGGCTGATCAAACACGGAGTTTTGAAAGACATCTACGGAGAGGCAATCGAGGACGGACAGGACAATTCGGGGATTGCCACCAAGTTCCATACAGGAAAGTTCTTCGAGGCCATGGCGGAGCTGGTCGCTTTCATCGGGATCGATGGAGAGCCCGAGTATTACGGAAGTGGTGATTATGAAGACGCGGGAGTGTGCGACTGATGGCCGAGATAGATGTCAAAGGATTCTCGGGAGCGAATAACGTCCTTGAGCAGTTTTACTCAGCCAAGGGCATTGCGTCTCCTCGGGTCATCCTGAATGCCGATGTCGATCTGACGGGGTGTATCACTGCCCGGAAGGGGCAAACGCTGTTCATAACCCTTCCGGGATCCCACAGTCTTTGGGCACCTCCTACCAATCTTTGTATGCTCTTTGCGGCTGCTGGGGTCCTTTACCGCAATGTCCAGGGCGTGGCGGTCGCAGTCGGAACCGTATCCGGTCCCAGGTGCCCTCTTTCGTATGTCGAAGCTGAAGGAAAAGTTTATGCGTCTAACCCATACTGGCAGGGAGTGTTTGATGCCTCCTCAAACACCGTCTCAGCCTGGGGCGTGCCGCAACCTCCCGGCCCAATGCTCCTCGCCGGCGACGGCAATCTCCCTGCCGGTACCTATCATGTCTGCATGACAAATGTCACAAACGGCGAATTGTCCGGGAATGGACCCATTTCGAGCATTACCCTGGCAACAACGGGGGGGATCCAGATTCTAAACCGGCCTTCCGGGGCGCAGGTATGGGTAACGGATTCAAATGAGCACCTGTTTTACCTGGTGGGTGCGCTAAATGTGATTGTCGATCTCCCGACCGTAGAGCCCTTACCGTCCTTCATGTGCAGTCCGCCTCCGTATCTGGAGAACCTCTGCTATGCCTTTGGCCGGATATGGGGCTCGGTGGGTCCGGATGTCTATTACAGCCTACCATACCATTTCGGGCAATTCAGGCTGCTCTCCAACAAATTCCCCTTCGATTCAGAAGTTACGATCATAGCCAAGGTCCCGACCGGGCTGTTCATCGGACTGGAAGAGCATACCGTTTTCCTGGCTGGCACGGAGCCGACCGAAATGCAGCAGATGGACGCGGGGGAAGGCTCGATCAAAGGCACCCTGGCCTACTGCAACAATCTTCCGGATCTCAGCAGCGTCTTGGGAACAGCTGAAAAGGGTTTTACCGATGTACCGATGTGGCTCACCACGGATGGCGTCGTCGCCGGGAATCAGTCCGGCAGGCTTTTTAACCTGACAAAAAACAAGCTGAAAACGGGAATCCCGGTGCGCGGCGCGTCTCTCTATCGCAACCTGCAAGGCATGTTTCAGTTCCTTACCAGCTTCAAGCAGGGCGCAACCGCCAGCGGGAAGGGATTTTCCGATGCCGATACGATCAAGGCATTCATAGATGGAAGAATCGATCCAAGCAACAAGAACCTTCAAGGCATGTCGAACAGGATCGGATTTTCAGATACCGCGACATGCCAGGTGTATCGAGGGGGAGTGGAAGTTTAGACTAACAACATAACGGTTACAGACGGTTCCCGCAAGGGATCACCAGAAGCCCGGATTGGCAAAGCGCTAAGTGCGCTGCCGGTCCGGGCTTTTTATTTCAAGCAAAAGGAGAAAGAAAATGAATATCTTACATAAAGTAGACCCGTTTTTTGCTTCTCTATTTGACCGGCTGGATATCCGGTATGCGGCCAAACACCGCCAGGAATCCGGGTTGGTCCTGCATGGTCACGTTACCCTGGAACATTTCCGCAACGGCCTCTTGCTCCATATTCAGTCCGGGAAGAACACCTTCACGACCGAAGGCATGGCCCGTCTGCTGAATGTCCAGTTCAGAGCGCAGGCCACGGATGCCGCCATTTACGTTGGTATCTTCAAGAACAACGTGACGCCGGCAGTTGGAGACACAGCGGCCGTAAAGCTCGGTGCGGCGGGAACCTACGGTGAGTGCCAGGATGCGGATTACGACGATCCGGCAACGAACCGGCCAGCCTACACGATGGCCTCGACGTCGACGGCGGTGGCCACCAATGCGGCATCCAAGGCGACCTTCGTGATGAATGCCAGCATCACGGTCTATGGTGCTTTCCTTGCCAGTTCCAAGGGCGCTTATCGCGGACGACGAGCTCGCAGTAACCTATCAGATCACTTGCACCACGAGCTAAAAGGGCGCCATGCCGACCATTGACTATCAGAACATTGGGGATGTCTTGAATCATGACATCCTCAAAGGGACGATCCAGACGATAGACTCCGCCACGGACACCTGCACCGTGTCCGTTGGCGGATATACCGTCACGGCCCTCATTTTTTACCACTGACTGCCTGATTCTCCGTTGCGGGCCAATGGAGCGGTAGCAGGCGGGGCGGCAGGTTTTGAAAGTGGAGACAGCGTTATTGTGATGAAGAAACGCGATAATTCTAAAGTCTATGTTATTGGACATGCAGATGGAATAAAGGTGTGTAAAGATGAACCCCTTCCTCCACCCGCTGGTTCATGGCGTTTCACCTTCAGTATTTATCATATTCAGAATCTAACTATAGATGCAAACAACTGGAATGTTGGAGAAGATGTATCTTCGACGCATATCTCAACCGATTCCTATATGGGGGATGCACAAGGTGATGGTTACTGCGATAAAAATGGGGCTGGAGATGTTACCGCAGTGCTTAGAGTATCTGAAGAAAATCCTTTGTATGGGGAAGTGTTTAGGGGGACTAATTATCAGGCAGTTGCTCAAATGGCTTTTAACCGTTTTGTCGAGGTCACACCGCCACCTCTTGAGCCTGATCCGCATCCGTTTGAACGCATGTATAGATATAATTATTTACCACAAACGGAATGTGTAAGTTATGGTGGGATTTGGATAAATAACCAATGTGCGGACGGTTACTTTGAGAGTTCAGCGATATGGAAAAACGGCCCGCGCGTTTTAGAGGTCCATGATCCTTTCCCATTATGAGGAAGAGTGAAGGACAAAGAAATAAATGGCCGTAGATGATGCATATACCAAAGTCCTTCTCCACTTCGATGGTGAGGATTCTTAAATGGCTACATTAGTCTTATATCCAGCCGTTAGTGGCGATGATGGATACTCTAACTGTAAGGTTGGAGGAACAAGCGTCTTTGAGGCAGGTCAAAATATGCTTGCAGCCGGCCTCATTAACGTCAATTTACTGTATGGATCTTTTGTCCGATTTCCAAATGTAAACTTATCTAATGAAATTTCGATATCTTCAGCTGTCCTGAAGCTAACCGGACATTATGATTCTGGTGGTTCTGACACCTGTCATCTTCGCATATATGGGGTTATCGGAACCGCTACAGCTCCTACGAGTTATGCTGAATTTTTAGCCCTAACGAAAACGACCGCATATGTAGAGTGGAATAACGTTAAATCGGACGCAGATGTCGAATACAATACACCTGATCTATCTACAGTAATCCAAGAAATCATTAATGATCCGTCATGGGAACCGGGTGACGCCTTAATGCTGGTTCTGTGGACGGCCCCTTCAGCAACCAATTACAGGCATTTTGCTAGTTTAGATCATACGGGTCAAAATCCTGAACTCACTATCTCTGGCTCTTATCAGAAAACGATCGAAGATACTTTCGGCGCTGGGGATCTCATCATGTCAAATGCCAACGTGGACATCGATGATGGCCTGACGCTGGCCGAGATTCTGGCCGAAAAGTATCTCATGACTGTGCCTGAATCACTTCTATTGCAGGAGAGTGTTAGAGGCGGATTTATCTATGTAGTAGTAACTGAATCAGTTTTTCAAATTTATGAAGTCGCCCCAGGCGCAGCCTATCATAAACTCATAGCAGAAGGGCTCAATATCGCAGATGTATGTGATGGCGGGATGTTTGAACTGATAGCGGAGGCCCTGAACCTGTCAGACCTGATCACCGGGACCGCCTTCGTCATTACCCAGGATTCCATTTTCATGTACGATCGTGCGGATGTGGGCTGGCACAAACTCGTTCCTGATACCTTTGAAATGACGGACGCACTCGGGGAGATACTGTCCATCCTTATCAGCGAGTGGCTTACCCTGATCGATTCTCAAGTAAATAACTGGGATGGCCAGCAAATCGTCCCTGAATCTCTGAACCTCTACGACTTCACAAAGAGCATACAGCAGTTTTCAAAAACAATCGACGAGAGCATAACCGCGACGGATGCGGCAAGCTATCAGCTTATGGTCCTGGTCCTCGAGCATCTGAGGTTTGTTGATCTGGCTTCGGTGGTAAGGAAATCAGCCCTCGGAATCGCGGAATCCATGGCATTGACTGATACCACATCCCGGGCCTTTGATAAGGCGGCAGAGAGCATCCTCAATGCAGTAGATGTATCATCAGTCATCGTGACGTTTTTGAGGTCGATCGCTGAGAGCCTTGGGATAGCGGACGCCTCGTCATTTACCAAAAAGGCCGTGCCTTCAATAAACGAATCCCTGGTTCTTACAGAAACGATAACGGCTATGGGAACACTCTACCAGGTCGTTTATGACACCCTGGCCATGAACGTCATACTCGACCTGGACGGTGAGACATGGGAGTGCTACGTCCTTAATACCCCGAAGTTTCTACCCTCGATGTATTCCCGGTTCAATTTCAATTCCTATTGCGTTTTTGAAGGTCGGGCCTTCGGGGCTAACGACGATGGGATTTACGAGCTGACAGGGAGCACCGATGCCGGAAATACGATTCATACGGGTGTGATCCTGAGCGAGACCGATTTCGGCTCGCCGTCGCAAAAAAGATTCAGGCGGGGTTATTTCGGCATTTCCGGCACGGCGCCGGTCATGATCCTTGAAACGGACAGCGGACAAAGGCAGGTCTATACGATCGACACGAACGGCAAGGCGGTTGCCTCGCATGAACTCAAATCGAAGAGCTGGGTGTTGAGTATCGCTGATTTCGATACCCTGGACAGCATTAAATTGATCCCGGTGGTGTTGACCAAATGAGCAATCAATTAAGAGAAGAAGCCCAATGGAAAATCGGCAAGACCCCGATACTCGCCAAATTCAGTGAAGACCGTGAAAAACTCTATGCGGTGATAGCCGGAAGGGGATTTTCGGCTCTCCCGGGGTTTGCCTATGACGCGGCAAATAACCTTGAACTGGCCGCGAAGATGGGGCTTTCCGAACTGAATTATAAGATCCTTGTGGATACGGTCGAGCGGGAACTGAAGCAATCCGGCCTTGATTACGATATTGCATACAAAACGGCTGCGATCGCATGGGAGCTTGAAAAGCAGGACCTTCTTGCAGCCTGGGAAACAGAATATGCGGCTATCAAGAATAACATGGCCCATGACGAGGAGGTCCTCAACCAGCTCATGATCGAGGTTCGAGCCAGGGGAGCCTACCTTATCGAGCAAAAAACGGCCATCGAAGTGCAGGCAGAAGCCCTTAAAAAGACCCTGGCCGAACTGGATGGAACCACGGCGGGATATGAAGTCACGCTTGCAAATGCGAAACTGGCAACGGCTCAGAAAAAACTTACCCTCATCCCGATCCTGCTTCAGATTATTGAAAAGGAAGAGGATCTGCTCGATGCCGAAAAGGAGAAAAACTCCGAATATGCAAAGCTGGTGGAAGCCGAGCAGGAAGTCGCAGACAAAAAGAAAACCTCTCTGGTCCCGGTTATGGGAGCACTGGTCAATGTCTCCGAGGAATACACCGATGAATTGACAAAACAGATTGCTCTCGAAGGGCAGATCCAGGACGAAAAGGTTGAGCAGGCCGGGATAGCCGAAGAAATTGCCGGACTGAAAACCGATATTGCCGAGATCGAGGTTGATATTGAAGAGGAAGGCCTGGACCTGCTTGCTCAGAAAGAGCTTCTACTGGATGCCAAGAATGATACCGAGGAATCAGTCGGAGAAAACCAATTGGCAGATATCCGGGAGTTGCAGGACGAAGAAACCACGGCCAATGCCGATATGCTGGAAGACGAGAAGGCAGCGCACGATTACGCACTTGATATGAAGAGAACAATTAGCGACACAGAGAACCAGACCAAAAAAACAAGTTCAACGACCCTTGACGATAAAGCAAAAGGCGGAAATCGATAAGGCGAAGAATATATCTGCTCAACTGACCCATCTTATAGGCTAAACGATGAGCGACGAAGCACGTGCAAGAGCGATCGCGAGGGAAGGCAAATTCTGGAAGCCTTTTGCCTATTCTTTCGCCTTCAACAGCGAACAGACCGCAGAGAGAGTTATTATTTTCGGACTGTATTCAGGTTCATATAAGAACCACCATGCCTATCTGGTGGAGATTGAGGCAGAGGATCTGCTGAATCTTCTGAACGACTACAACACGAAGATATCCGAACTGTCGGCACAACAACAGGTCATTTTGGACAATATCATCCTGAAGCGATACCTGGCCGGCGTGGAAAAGCTTATCCATGACGAAAAGATGGTCACAAAATCGGCTGAGGTCAGCGCCGAAGCCGCCGAGATGGACGCGAAAATCGCTGCTCTTACGGCCGATCAGGCGATACTTGCCACTCTTCAGGCAAAGGTCACAGCCGAGACGACAAAAACGACTGCCCGGATCGCAGAGCTTCAGGCATTGATTCAGATGGAAGAGATCCGTTCCAATGAGGTCGATATCGAGATTGCAGAAAAAGAAATCCAAGAGGCTAAACTGGATCTGGAAATCCTGAACGCCGCCAATGCCGTGCTGAAAATCCAGCTTGAGACCGTTGAGGCAGGACTCAAACTGATAGACGTTGATGTGAGCATTGCCCGGACCAACATTGATATTGAGAGCACCAGGAGGAATATCGCGAGAACGGAGCTTTTGGAAGGGGATTTGGAGGTAGAGCAGGCCCGGACCGCAGCGGCAGAAGCCGAGAAAGCCATTATTGAATCCAGGAAGACCCTTGCGGAAAAGAAGCTGGAAGTTGCCGGAAGCGAAACTGAACTATACAAAAAGATGGTCGCTCATGAAAAAGAAATGAAGACCATCAAGGTTGACACCCTGGAAGCGGATCAGGATCGCAGGATCGCGGCCATCGAGGACAGAAAGACCGAGGCCGAATTTAGAAATGATGTGAAGGAAGACGCGGTTGATTTCGATCTTGAAACCGTCCGGGATGCAAAAGATACACAGAAGGATCTGGATGATGACCGCGTGTCCGTGATGGAAAGGCAAGTTCAAAACACCGGGCTAGTGAACGCAGGGGAAATTGAAGCCGCAAGGATATTGGCCGAATCGGTTGTAACTACTAGCCTGGCGCATTTTATAAAAAAGTACACATCATGAAAGATATCGAGAAGATCATAAACAGCTTGAAGGGATTGTCCGGCACAGGGAATGTCCTGGGGCAGTTTGTAGAACTATATAAAGACGGCACCCTGACACTGGAACCTGGAGACTTTACAAGCAAAGACGGGGCAATGGCCGCGCCGATCGGGTATGACCTCTGGTATCTATGGACGCATGACAATTTCCTGTTGCATTATTATATCGACAGCGAGGGAAAACCGACGATCGACGGGAAGCATTATGATTATAGCCCCTATCTTTTAGAGAACCTCTGTTTTCTGCTGCCCGGATTGAAGCCACTGAAGACGCTGGCGGATCTGGAACAGCTCGCCATAAGTGAAAGAAGAGACGTTTTCGACAGGGTTTTGCAGGTCGAATGGGCTAACAACGGGATCTATTGGATCAACACCATGGCATTTGAATTGTGGTTGACCGGCTTAGGGGCTCAATATGCCTCCGATGGCCCCGAAAGCTATGTGCCGAACGATTATGTGGGCTATCTGACCTTTCCCATAGGGCAACTGGGCGTGATGGAGGTCGTTTCACTGATCCAGGAGACACTAATTTCCGGATATAAGTTTCAGGGGACCTATGTGAAGACTCCTGCTGAGATCAAAGACGATGAAAAGCCGACTATAAAGACACCCGCCGAGATATTTCCGGGAATGGAAGGGGCCGGGGAAAACAAATGTTGCGGCAAGCATCTGATTGAAAGCGCCTACCTGGTGCCGGAGACGCCTACGCCATCAGCCAAACGAGACGTGGAACTGTTTTCCAAGGACATGGAGAAGTATCCGGAGAAGGTGCAACCAAAGATGTGGATGCGGTACTGGATTCACAAGGAAAGCACTGTGCCGGTCCCTGGTGAGTTTATCGGGATTCTGTGCAAACCCGTCGCCTGTCCCCCTCATGTCTGGTGGTTTCAAGAATCTTCGCCATTCCTCTATGCCGGGAACTGGATGGAAATCGGAAATCTGACATCGGGAGTGGTAACCGCCGTTACCTTGGAAGCCGACCGGACTGATGGGAAAATAGGGAATCAGTATAAGGTCAAGATCCAGGGGTGCGAAGTCACGATCGAAGCGAGCGATTTTTTGGTTTACTCCGTGGGCGATCGCGTAGCAGTGGTGAAGGTTGCCAGCATAAACGCGGCAGCCGATAAGTCTTTTACCTGGCTGGATCAGCCCATCCTGAAGGCAACGGACAAAGGAACTGAAAAGCCATGGACAGTTATGATCTGAAAAGCCTTTTCGATGAGCTATTAAGCCAGATAAGAGAGAAGAGGACGCGCGGCACTTTCCGGGGAATCCATTGGATACCGCAAAGCCAGCTTGACGAGGAACGCAAGCATGAAAATGCTATGGCGTTGGAAAAGCAGAAATCCACTGGCGAGCTTGAGAAGCAGCGCTTGGTGGAATCCGGGGCAACCACCAGACAGGGGTTGGTGAATACCGGGCAGGTTGAAGTTGAGGGAGTAAAGAATATCGGCGCCTTGGCAAGACAGCGGCTCATGAATGAGAGCGCGGCCAATGTCGAGAATATCAAAGGCGGATTTGACGTGAAAGGTCACGAGATCCAAGCCGGCGCGCAGCGAGATGTTGCCACCACTCAGGCCGGCGCGCATAAATATTCCGCAGACAAAGGGCTTGAAAGTCACAAGGTGATTGCAGGCGCCACGGTCGAGGCGGCAAAGGTCGGAGCTGCGGTAAAAAGGCCAACCCCCTCAGAAATCTACCTGGAGAGTGCGGGACAGTTCTTTGACCAGGCGACATACGACAACCTACTGAAACGGGAAAGACAGACATCGGCCCCTCCACTGCCGACCGAAGACATCACGGCAACAGCCAAACCAGCAGCCTTGCCGGGTGCGACACCAAACCCCGCAAGATCCGGGATAGCGGATGCGGTGA